TCAACCCTGAAAACAGTTGGCAGGTGATCTATGCCGTTTGAAACCCCTTCGCTGCCGGTGCTGATCAAGCGCACCCAAAGCGACCTGGCCGGCGATTCGCTGCGCCAGTCCGATGCGCAAGTCCTGGCCCGCACCCTCGGTGGTGCGGTCTATGGACTGTATGGCTATCTCGATTGGATCGCCGAGCAGATCCTGCCCGACACGGCCGATGAGTCGACCCTGGAACGGATTGCCGCCCTGCGCCTGAACCAGCCGCGCAAATCCGCGCAGGTTGCCACCGGCAGCGTCAGCTTCAGTGCCAGCGCCGGGGCGGTGCTGGATGTCGACACGTTGCTGCAATCGAATGACGGCCGGACTTACCGGGTCACTGCCGCACGCACCACCAGCAACGGCATCAACAGCACGACCATTGCGGCCCTGGATCCCGGTAGCCAGGGCAATGCCGATGCCGGGCTGACACTGGTGCCGGTGCAACCGATTCTGGGCATTGCCGGTAACAGCTTTACCGTCCTGGCACCCGGGCTGACGGGCGGCATCGCCCGGGAAAGTCTGGAGTCCCTGCGTTCGCGGGTGATCCGCTCCTACCGGCTCATTCCTCACGGCGGTTCGGCCCAGGACTACGAGACATGGGCGCTGGAGTGCCCCGGGATCACCCGGGCATGGTGTCGCGGCAACTTCCTGGGGCCGGGCACGGTCGGCGTATTCGTCATGCGGGACGACGATGCGCAGCCCATCCCCAATGACGAGCAGCTCGCTGAAGTACAGGCCTATATCGAGCAGTTGCGGCCGGTGACGGCGGATGTGCGGGTGCTCGCCCCGGTGCAAGTGTTGGTCAACTACAAGCTGCGCATCACCCCCGATACCAGCGCAGTGCGGGCAGCGATCGAAAGTCAGCTGCGTGATTTGCACAACCGAGAAGCCGGGTTGGGGGAGACCTTGTTGCTCAGCCACATCTCCGAAGCCATCAGCAGTGCAACCGGCGAGACCGACCACTCGCTCTCCTCTCCGAAAGCCGACGTGACAGCCGCCAGCAATGAGCTGCTGACCTTTGGAGGTTGCGAATGGCTGTCCTGAGAAATGCCGAGCAATACCGCAGTCAACTGCGCAGCCTGCTGCCCAGTGGTCCGGCCTGGGAACTGGAGCGTCTGCCGGAACTGGGCCAGGTGCTAGACGGCATCGCTGCGGAGCTGGCACGACTGGATGCGCGCGCCATCGTCCTGCTGAACGAGATGGATCCGGCTGGCGTCAGCGAGCTGGTGCCGGACTGGGAACGGGTCATGAACCTGCCGGATCCGTGCCTTGGCGCTACGCCCCTGTACGACGATCGACGCCTTGCCGTACGCCGGCGATTGCTGGCGGTGGGCGGACAGACGGCCGCGTATTTCATTCAGATCGCTCGCAGCCAGGGCTATCCGGACGCCACCGTCACCGAACTTCGGGCACCCCGCATGGGGCGCTCAAGGTTTGGTCAGGCGCATTTCGGGACCTGGAAGGCGCAGTTCATGTGGGTACTCAACACCGGTGGGCGCCTGTCGCTGGGCCGTCGTTATGGCGCCAGTTACTGGGGCGAACGTTTTGGCATGAACCCGGGCTCTGCCCTGGAATGCCTGATTCACCGCAGCGCACCGGCTCATACGCAGGTGCAGATCAATTATGACTAAGGAATGAATAATGGATTATCCAAAGAGTGTGCCCAGCGTTGGACTGGTCAATGGCAAGTTTGTCGATGAAAACCCGGTGGCGGGAACGCCCGGTTCGCTGATTCCGGCGATCTGGGGCAACTCCGTCACCGATGAATTGCTGGGCGTGATCAAGGGCGCCGGTGTGACTCCCGACGAAGTCGATCTGGGGCAACTGTTGCTGGCTGTGCGCAGGATCAATCAGACCGGGCTGGTCGATTACGCGATGGACACGGGCACAGCCAATGCCTATCGCGCCAACTATGCGCCGGTCGTTCTCAATGTGGTGGACGGGTTGGTGCTGCGTTTCAAGGCCCTCAATGCCAACACCGGTGCCAGTACCTTCTCGGCCAACGGACTGGCGGCCAAACCGATTGTCGGGGTTGACCACAACGCGGTTCAGGAAGGGGAGATCACGGCATCCGGCGACGTGTGGGTGCAGTGGAACAGCACCATTGCCGGTGGCGTATGGGTGATGATCGCGAGCACCGGCATGGTCAAACAGACCGGCAGTGACATTGGTGATATCAAAACCGTAGCCACGGCAGAGCCGCCCAAGGGATGGCTCAAATGTAATGGTGACATTGTTTCCCGCACGCAATATGCGGCGCTCTTTGCGGCGATCGGCACGCGATTCGGGGCCGGTAATGGCAGCACGACTTTTGCCCTGCCGGATCTGCGCGGCGAGTTCGTGCGGGGCTGGGACGATGGTCGCAAGGTCGATAATGCTCGAGTTCTGGGCAGTGCCCAGGCCGGTCAGAACCTTTCGCATACCCACGGCGCTTCGGCGGCGGCGGCAGGGGCGCATGCCCACGGTGCTTCGGCGTCCGTTGCCGGCAATCACGCCCACTCCGGTATCACCAATGAGTCCGGGGATCACCAGCACGGCATTCTGGCTTCGGGTAACAACACTTCCTATGGCCGTCAGGGTACGGGCAGTGGCCCTGGTGACTATGCCGCCGTCACGGCTCCAGGCGGTAATCACGCGCACGGTCTCTATATCAACGCGGCCGGTGATCACTCGCACGCGATCACGGTCAACGCTGTGGGTGATCACACCCACGCGGTGACGATCGCTGCAGACGGGGGCAATGAAGCACGCCCACGAAACGTCGCGCTGCTTTACGTCATCAAGTACTGAACCGGGTACCGCAGGCAGCACAGTGCGTGCCTGCGGATCACTTCGGTTTCGCCTTTCCATTTGTCAGTCACGGGAGCGAACGACGGTACTCCTGAAAATTCTGGCAAAAAATGGCTGGCTGGCATCAGCCTGCAGCCATGGTTCAATCGGAGCATCCAGGGAGGACCGAGCATTATGCAAATTACTGAAGACAACCTACTCAACATCATGCCCAACGCCCGCCGCCAAGCGGGCGTTTTTGTTTCACCGCTCAACGACGCCATGGCCCGCCATCGCATCGATACACCGAAACGCATCGCTACGTTTCTCGCTCAGATCGGACACGAGTCCGGGCAATTGCAGTACGTACGTGAGCTGGGCAACAACCAGTACCTGAGCAAATACGACACCGGTACGCTGGCCTTGCGCCTGGGCAACACGCCCGAGGCTGACGGCGACGGGCAGAAGTATCGCGGGCGCGGGCTGATCCAGATCACCGGGCGCAGCAATTATCGTCAGTGCAGTCTCGGACTTTTCGGTGACGAGCGCCTGCTGGCCTTGCCTGAGTTGCTCGAACAACCGCAATGGGCGGCGGAGTCCGCGGCGTGGTTCTGGGAGAAGAATGGCTTGAACGAACTGGCGGATCAGGATCAGTTCAACAGCATTACCCGGCGGATCAACGGCGGGTTGAACGGCTTGCAGGATCGCCTCGACATCTGGGCGCGGGCGAGGGCGGTGTTATGCCAGCCTTCGGTCTGAAGTTCTGGTGTGTCATCGGCGCTTTGCTGCTGGCCGGTGGTTTGGCGACGCTGGCCTGGCAGGTCCAGGACTGGCGCTACGAAGGGCGGCTGGCCGAGCAGGCCCGGCTGCATGCCGAAGCCCTCAATCAATTGACTCTGACCGCCGCCACAGCGCAACAGGCCGAGCAGGACAAGCGCCTGGCCCTGGAGCAACGGCTCACGGCCAGTGAACAAACCCATTATCGAGCACTGAACGATGCCCAACGTGATCAGGATCGCCTGCGCGATCGTCTTGCCACTGCGCCGGCGGCGTGGATCATGCAGCCGTACGCGCCCGACTTGACCCGGCGCATGCTCGACGAATTGTCGCCATCACCGGCGAAGGCGACCGCGGACTGATTGCCTTGCAGGCTTGTCAGGCCTATATCAGAGCGATTGTTGACGGAGATCGTCGCCAGAATTCCACGTTGAAAGAAAAGCTAAATATTCCGACCCACGGTAGATGATGAAACATTGTGTGGGTATAAAATGCTTCCCTTTTTGGCCATAGGGATATGAATCAGCCAGTCGCGCCGATGAGCATCAATGATGCGCTTATCCTTGAGGCGGCCAAGCTGCATGCCAAGGCTAATAAAAAGCAGATTGCTAAAGAATTCACCAATTTGGCCGAATTCAAAGCAGAGAAGCATCCAGTTTCTGTATTCATGGCGGGGTGCGCGGGGGCAGGAAAGACGGAAACTGCCATCGAGTTGATTGCATCATTCGGCACGCCGACGATGCGAATTGACCCAGATGATCTGCGAAAACATTTCGAAAGCTATAACGGCACGAATTCTTGGCTTTTCCAGTACCCGGTGTCTATTCTGGTTGACAAGATTCATGATCTTGCGCTTGACCAGTGCCAGTCATTCGTAATGGATGGGACTCTCTGTGATTTTGCTCGCGCCGATCACAACATCAGCCGTTCTCTAAAGCGAGGAAGAACCTGCATTATTCTGTTTGTCTATCAAAAACCAGAACTTGCGTGGAAATTTGTTCAAGCACGAGAAAAGGTTGAGGGACGACGGATTGCCGCTGAAATTTTTGTTGAACAGTTTTTTCAGGCGGTGAGAGTTGTGAATGAGCTGAAGCGAAAGCATGGAAAAAAAATCAGGGTTGACATCTTGATAAAAAACACGGATGAATCACCTAAGATTGAATTTCAGAACGTAGACAGAATTGAAGAATCCCTTCATGAAGCATATGACCGTGAAGGGTTATTGAAGCTAATCAAATCAGGGGCATAATGATGAGCAAGGCCAAAGTGGCTCAGTCCACTCCTTTTTCTGACTTTTTCCGTAACGCACCGACAGAGCAAACGAAACGTGTCTATCAGTCGGTTCTGCAACGCTCAACGGAGCGTCAGCTAAAAGTCTTGGCAGCCGCGACGACCCAAGCAAGCTGAAAGTGACCGCACAAAAAAACCGCTTTTAAGCGGTTTTTTTGTGCTTGTAGATTGGGATAAATCTCAGACTTTACGACTTGAAGCTGCATTTTAGTCAGCTTTTGTCAGCGTCCATGACCGCAGATTGAATGTTTTAAAGGCCTATATCAGAGCGCTGGCGCCCGAACATTTTGAATAAGCTTGTGTATTGAAAGCGCAACCGGCTCGTGTACGGTGGTACCCATTCCATCCGATCCGGAGCGCGCCGTGAAAGAAATCACCCAACTGGCGGCCGAACTTGGCCGACGTCTGCAATTGCTCAATGCCCACGTCACGACGGCCGAGTCCTGCACCGGTGGCGGGATTGCCGAAGCCATCACCCGCATTCCGGGGAGTTCGGCGTGGTTTGAGGCGGGTTACGTGACCTATTCCAACCGCCAG